GAATCGAAAACCATATTTGTACAGTATGTAATGAATTAGAAAAACAAGGTCATAAAGACCTAGCAAATATTATTAGGAGACTATAATGGCAATAACACAATCGATGGCAACAAGTTTTAAAAAAGAACTATTAGAAGGAAAGCATAACTTTTTAGCTTCTGGAGGTAATTCTTTTAAACTAGCTTTGTACACTTCAAGTGCAACAATGGGTGCAGCAACCACAGCTTTTACTACAACCAATCAAGCAACTGGAACTAATTATAGTTCTGGTGGAAATGCTTTAACTAATGTTGATCCATCATCATCAGGCACAACAGCTTTTACAGATTTTGCTGATTTAACTTTTGGTACAGCTACCATTACAGCTAGAGGATGTATGATCTACAACGATACTAATGCCGATAGAAATGTTGCAGTATTTGATTTTGGTGGAGATAAAACATCTACAGCAGGAAGTTTTACAATAACTTTTCCTACTGCTGATGCATCAAACGCTATTATAAGAATAGCTTAATTTAGCTTATGGCACAGCTTACAGGTTGGGGTAGAGGCACTTGGGGTCAACTAACCTTTGGTGAACCATTACCTGTAAGTATTACAGGAGTTACTTCAGGCACTACAGCCGTTGGAAGTCTAGTAGCAACAGGAGATGCTAATGTAGCTGAAATAGGTATAGCTGCAACAGGTGCTCTTGGAACAGCCACTGCTACAGGTGTTGCTTTAGTTGGAGTTACAGGCAATGCAGGAACAGGTGCTATTGGGCAAGAAAGTGCCACAGGTGCTGCAGATGTAGCAGTAACAAATGTTATAGGAACTACTGCAGTAAACAGTGTAGGTTTAATAACTAATAATATTTTACCTATTACTCTTGGAGCAGCTACAGGTTCTGTTAATAGTGTTAGTATAATTGCTGAAGCAAATGTATTCCCAACAGAAGTTAATGCAACAGGACTAGTATCAAATATTTTAATTTGGAGTTTAATAAATGATTCTCAAACACCTAATTGGAGTGAAGTAGCATAATAATATATAATTTTTTTAACGAGGAAAACAAATGGCAAGTTCATATGTAAATGATTTAAGGCTTAATGAAATGGCTACTGGTGATGCCAGTGGTACATGGGGAACTACAACCAATACAAATTTAGAATTAATTGGTGAAGCATTAGGTTACGGCACAGAAGGCATTACAACCAATGCTAATACCCACACCACTACAGTAGCAGATGGTGCAACTGATCCAGGTAGAGCTATGTATATTGAATACACAGGCACACTAGATTCAGCTTGTACTATTACAATTGCTCCTAACACACTAAACAGAATGCATTTTATTGAAAATGGTACTAGTGGTTCACAAAATATTATTATTACTCAAGGCTCTGGAGCTAATATCACTATTCCACCTGGAGATGTAAAAGCAGTTTACCTAGACGGAGCAGGAAGTGGAGCAGCAGTTGTTGACGCTTTTGCCAGTCTTAATGTAGTTGACCTTAAAGTACAAGACGATCTTACAGTTACAGACGATGTAATTATTGGTGGCGATATAGACCTTGAAGGTGCTATTGATGTTAATGGTACAGCTAACCTAGATATTGTTGATATAGATGGTGCTGTAAATATGGCAACCACTGCTCTTGTTACAGGCGTACTGACAACAACAGCAGCGACAGTTTTTAATGGTGGGTTTGCTAGTAATGCTGACTCAACCATGGGTACTGATAAAAAAATACAGTTTAGAGATGCAGCAATTCATATAAGTTCTAGTACCGATGGTCAACTTGATCTTGTTGCAGATACAGAAATCCAGATAGCTGCAACTACTATTGATATCAACGGAGCAATCAATGCTAGTGGCGAAATTATTGCAGCTTCATTAGATATATCAGGAAATGTAGATGTAGATGGTACTTTAGAAACAGATGCTTTATCTATTGCGAGTACTACTGTTACTTCATCAGCAGCAGAATTAAATTTTAGTGATGGAGTAACTTCCAACATACAAACCCAGCTTGATACAAAAGCTACAACAGGTAAAGCTATTGCTATGGCTTTAGTCTTTGGTTAAACTTAGGAGAATATTATGGCAAATCCAAATCTAGTAGCAGTAACCTCGATCTTTGGAAAAAGTATACAGGGAGCTTTAACTACTACAGTAACAACCGACTTATTGACTTGTGCAAGTAACAAGTTACTTAAAGTTAATACCATTATTGTTGCAAATATTGATGGTACAAATGCAGCAACAGTAACAATGGGAATCATTAAAAGTGGTGGCTCAGTAGTTTTATTTGCTTCTACCATTGCTGTTCCAGCAGATGCAACCTTAGTTTTGATTGATAAAAACTCTAGTTTTTACCTTCAAGAAGGAGACATCTTAGAGGGTGGTGCAGGTGCAAACTCAGATTTGACCTACACCATTAGTTACGAAGAATTAGATGACGCTTAAGGAGGTATTTAATTATGGCTCATTTTGCAGAACTTAATTCAAGCAACGAAGTATTACGAGTAATAGTAATATCCAACGAAGAAGTAGATGCCAATGGTGGAGATAAATCCTCTCAAGCAGAAACATTTGTAGCATCTATTGTTCCATACGGAACAGGTGGTGTTGCTTGGAAACAAACCTCATACAACCATAAATTTAGAAAACTATACGCAGGTGCAGGATGTACCTATGATGCATCTAAAAATAAATTTATATTACCTCAACCTTATCCATCTTGGTCATTAGATTCTAGTGATGATTGGAAAGCACCAGTTACTTACCCTGATGATGGCAAAAACTACAACTGGAATGAAACAACTAGAGCATGGGATGAAATTTAACCATGGCTAATTCTAATGGCGGAGTAGTAGGTAAAGTAAACGAAGTAACTAGCATAACTCAAGATGCAGTTATAACCACATTTAATTCTAGCGGTACTTTTACAGCAGCCACGCATACAACTGTTGCTTGGGTATTAGCTGTAGCAGGTGGAGCAGGAGCAGCAGCTCAAGGTTCAGGCGGTGGAGCAGGTGGACATTTAGAAGTTCCAGCTCATCCAGTACCTTCAAGTGGTGTACCAGTAACAGTCGGTGGTGGAGGTGCAGCTGGTTTTCCTGGAGGTCAAGGTGGACTTAACCCTTTTATGAGGGGTAAAAATGGTTCAGATTCAGTTTTTGGAGCAGCCTCTCCACTTACAGCAGTAGGTGGTGGTGGTGGAGTTAGAGGAGTTTCAGGCACACCAATAGCAGGACATTCTGGTGGCTCAGGTGGCGGAGGTTATCGAGGTGGAGCAGGTGGTGCGGGAACATCAGGACAAGGTAATGCAGGTGGATCAGCTACTATTGGAAAAACTGGTGGTGGTGGAGGTGCAGGTGCAGTAGGTCAAAGTTTAACAGCACCAGACCCCCAACAAGGTGGAACAGGTGGAAATGGTCAAGCATCTTCTATTTCAGGCTCAAGTGTTACAAGAGCTGGTGGTGGTGGAGGTGGTTGGCAACCAGGACCGCCAGGTTCTCCGTGGACAGCAGAAGGTGGTTCAGGTGGCGGTGGTAAAAGTGATAGATACGCAATTGATGCTACTCCAGATGTACCTAGCGCAAGAGCAGAATCAGGTGGCACAAACCTTGGAGGAGGAGGTGGATCAGCTGCACAAGACGCAGGTGGTTCGGTAAGAGGAGGAGCTGGAGGTTCAGGCGTTGTTATCGTTAATGAACCAGCAATAGATAAAAAAATAGCATCAGGAATATGGGATATGAACGCAGTTTACGATAACAGAAAAGCAGGAACTTGGGTGTAATATGGCTAGATTAATCGGAGCAGCACAAACAGTAAGTACAGGAACTCAAGCTGCGGTGTCAAACACTTTTAATTCAAGTGGAACTTTAACTACTGCAACACATACAAACACAGTCACTTATTTAGTAGTTGCAGGTGGTGGAGCTGGTGGAAGTACCAATCAAGGAGCTTTTGAAAATGGTGGTGGAGGTGGAGCTGGTGGTTTTAGAACAGGTACAACACCAGTAACAGGTGCTACTGCATATCCTATTGTAGTAGGAGCAGGTGGAGCAGCCAGTGCTGGTAATTCTGCATCAGGAGCAAATTCTTCAGGAGTGGGTATTACATCAGCAGGTGGTGGACATGGTGCTTATCAATCAAATGTTACTGCTGCAAATGGTGGTTCAGGTGGTGGTGGTGCAAACTTTGGTGTTTTGAGTGGTGGTTCAGGTAATACTCCCCCTACATCTCCCTCACAAGGAAATAATGGAGGAACTGTTGCTGGTAATGTAGCTGGTCCAAATGCTGGGTCTGCTGGTGGAGGTGGAGCTAGTGCTGCTGGAGCAGCAGGTAGTCCTGCTCCTGATACTGGTGGAGTAGGCGGAGCAGGAACAGCAAGTTCAATTACAGGTTCAAGCGTTACCTATGCAGGGGGTGGCGGAGCAGGTGCTTTTAATCCAGGTGCAGGTGGAGCAGGTGGTGGAGGTGCAGGTGGGAGTAATCCTTCTAATGCTGGAACTGCAGGTTCAGCTAATACTGGCGGTGGTGGTGGAGGAATTAACGCACAACCATTAACTCCTCTTTCTGGCGGAGCAGGTGGTTCTGGTATAGTTGTTATTACTCAAGCAGAAATTGATTTTGAATCTGCTTCTGGTGTTTGGGATTTGAGACAAGTATTCAGGCAAGTCAAAGAGGATGATTGGGTATAGATAGGGTATAATTTACCCTATGAATTTAAAATGGTACTACTGGTACTTTCAATCGGTTATCCCTGAAAGAATATGTGACGATATAATTCGTTATGGCAAAGAGCAAGAAAAAGAAACTGCTATTACAGGCAACTTTGGTAAAGATAAGCTTACCAAACTAGAACTTAAAAACATTCAAAAGAAACGCAAGTCTGATGTTGTGTGGATGAATGACCGATGGATATACAAAGAAATACAACCCTACATACATCAAGCAAACGCTAGTGCTGATTGGAATTTTGAATGGGATTGGTCAGAGTCTTGTCAATTTACTGAATACAAAAAAGGTCAATTTTACGATTGGCATTGTGATTCATACGAAGAACCTTATAACCAACCTGATGATGCTAATACACATGGTAAGTTAAGAAAACTTAGTATGACTGTATCGCTTACCGATCCTGATGAATACGAAGGTGGAGATTTAGAGTTTGATTTTAGAAACACAGACGAAGGCTCTCAGCCAAGAATATGTGAAGAAATTAGAAAGAAGGGTAGCGTAATAGTTTTTCCTTCTTTTGTTTGGCATAGAGTTAAACCAGTAACAAAAGGCGTACGACACTCCTTAGTATGTTGGAATTTAGGATACCCATTTAAATGAGCTTTGAAAAAAATAAATACCAAGTAATTAAAGGTGCTATATCAACAGAGTTAGCAGATTTTTGTTATCAATACTTTTTAAACAAAAGAGCAGTAGCAAGGCATTTGTTTGATGAAAAGTATGTATCACAATTTACTGAATACTTTGGGGTATGGAACGATACACAAATACCTGATACATACTCCCATTACGCAGACATAGTAATGGAAACTTTATTACAAAAGGTTAAACCTGTAATGGAAAAAGAATCAGGACTCAAACTTACTGAAACTTATTCATACGCTAGAATCTATAAAAAAGGTGACGAGCTAAAAAGACACAAAGACAGATACTCATGTGAAATATCTACTACTATGCACTTAGGCGGAGATGCTTGGTCTATATTTTTAGAGCCATCAGGAGAAGAAGGCAAAGATGGCATAGAGGTCAAACTAGAAGCAGGTGATATGCTTATGTATCGTGGTTGTGACCTAGAGCATTGGCGTGAACCATTTAAAGGTAAAGATTGTGGACAAGTATTTTTGCACTACAATGATAAAAATGGTAAAAATGCTAAAGAAAATAAATTTGATGGCAGACCTATAATTGGCTTACCAAGTTATTTTAAACAAATTTAATATTATGATGATGTATGAAATTTTTAATTTAGTTATAAGTGTATCTGTTCTTACAGGTACTATTGTTTTATTAATGGGTGATAATGATAATCACCCTCTTTAGGAGAAAAGTATGGATATTTTAATACCAATAGGAATTATAATAATTATTGCATTATATGCAGTTAAGAAACTAAAACCAAAACTTTGGAAAGAAGCGATGTTAAGGTTTAAAAAATAAAATGAGTTGGTTTAAAAAATTTATAAAGTTTATTACACCTCCCTCTCTCACAGAGGAAGTTGTTGTTAGAGCTAGGACTAAAAAAGGTCGTTACATTGCTGATGATCCAACAACTATAGAAAATGAAGCCTATAAAAAAGTTTTAAGAAAAAAACCTGTAAAAAAATCTAAAAAAAAATAACATGGCTACCACAAAAGAATCTTTTGCTAAAATAGAAGCACACGAAAGAGAATGCACTATTCGATATGAAAATATTGAAAAAAGATTAGATCAAGGACAAATAAGATTTAATAAGTTAGAAAATATGATCTGGGGATTATATGTTCTTCTTATTGCATCAGGTGTTATTGCAGGAATGTTCGGATGAGTAGAGCTAAAAAATCAACAGTAAACAAAGCAGGTAATTATACAAAACCTACTATGCGTAAAAGAATATTTAGTAGAATTAAATCTGGAAGCAAAGGCGGTGGAGCTGGTCAATGGTCTGCTCGTAAAGCACAAATGTTAGCTAAAGCATATAAAAAAGCAGGTGGCGGATATAAGTAATGTCTTACTTAATCAGCAATATACCACATTTTAAATGTTGGGTTAGAAAGGAATTTACTACTAATCATCAACATGGTCATGGAGAATACTTACACGCATTAGCAATAGCTGTAAATACTATTCCAGATAGGTCATTAAGTTTTCAAGTTGTTTTTACTGGATGTGAAGCTGAAGATGATGAATCTAATATACATGGTGGTGCAATGTGGGCAAGAATGCCTATACAAGCTCTTGTAGCGGATATACCTGTTGCAGAGTGGGCATTGCCTATGGAAGATCATTTAGCTCAACCTTGGGATTGTGAAGCTAGAAATCATTCTGTAGTTGTCATAGACAGAGTTAGCTCTAGTCCTTGGATATGCAAAATTAATAATAATTTTTATAAAGGCAAATATTTATTTACTGTAGATTATACTGATAATTCTATTGCTGATTGTCCTGCACAACATAAACAATCTC